AAGGCCGGTTATCATAACAAATGTAACTCTTTTGGGGGATAGAGTAGAAAAAGAACCCCCAACACTGAAAGTTGACGCCAATCGAACTTTTTAGCATACCAAAAGCATACATAGGTAGTGTCGGGGGTATAATATCCTTAACATTCCTATATATGCTTTTGTTTATTTGGTACTGAGTACGATTGGCAAAGGCAAAAGTACAACAAAAAATTAAATTACTATGTGTAAGTCAGAGATTTTTGCCGAAATTCTAAATATTGTTGGAAAAGAAACTGAAGTTTCTACTGAATTGATCCTTTCATCAAGTAAAGTTACTGAAGTTGTTGACGCCCGTTCTATTGTAGTATTCTTCCTCACTGAATACGGGCTATATCCTGAACAAATAGCGACTTTGCTTCACAAGACATCCGCTAGTATCCGTTATCTTATATCTACTTTTGAAAGCCGTAAACTGGCAAACAAAATGATTGCAATATATCTGCAAAATATTCGCAAATCGCTTGAAAATGAGCTCTGATTTATGCAGTCCCTATTATATACTTTTGTGATGCGGTTGATATTGACCGTAATAAAAAAGTATAAATCTCTATGGAAAGAACGTACGTTTTTAACCAGGACGGTGGAGCGGCTTCAGGAAACGGTCTGCTTGCTTCTATTCTTCCGTCTTTGCAAAACAGAGGAGTTGACACCGGTTACCTGATGGGGCTGCTTGGAGGCGGCAATGGCAACGGTGGCTTCTTTGGTAACAATGGTGGTTTTCAAGACATCATTGCGCTTATTGTGATTGCAGCTATTTTCGGAAATGGTAATTTCGGCTTTGGCGGCAATAATAATCAGGGAGCGAACGAAGGAAGGGAGATGATTATGCAGACACTTAACCGAAACGGTGTCGACATTGCATCACTGGCACAAGCCGTGAACACTTCTTCCGATCAAATCCTTGCCGGTATTAACTCCGTATCACAAGCAATCTGTGGGCTTGGTAATCAAATGGGTCAGAACACCAACAGCATCCTTACTGCAATCATGCAGGGCAACAACGCTCTGACATCTCAAATCTGTAGCTGTTGCTGCGACATGAAACAGCTTGTAACCACACAAGGATATGAGAGCCAGCTTGCGATGTGCAACCAGACTAATACATTGGTTAATACTGCAAACCAGAACGCATTGTCGTTACGTGACGGTGCTACTGCCAACACTAATGCTATCCTTGCCAAGTTGGATGCAATCCAGAATCAGGCATTGCAGGATAAGATTGCATCTCTTACTGCGGAAAAGGCAACTCTTACTGCAGAAATCTCCCAACGCAATCAGAATGCAACAATTTTGAACGCAGTAGGTCAACAGATTGCTCCTCTTGCAGCCGGATTACAAGCATTGCAAAGCGATGTTGATGGAATCAAATGCAAGTTACCCAACACGGTTCCGGTTCAATACCCTAACATTGTTGGTGTAAACATGGATACTTACCGTGCGGCTGCTTTCGGTGCTTATGCCGGTGACGCAGCATACGGACGTGGCGGATGCGGTTGTAATAACTACTGGGGTTGATCCGGTAAGAAAGGAGGTAGCTATGTGGCCTAACTTTTTTACAGGATTTCCCTTTCTGTTTCCGACACTCGGAAGGAATAATAACAACACCCTTCCGACAGTAGGTGTAACGGTCGGCACGGAGAATGTGACATTAGAACTTCCCAATCATGCATTCCGCAACAGGGATTATGTCGGAGGGTTCTATGTCAATCTTCGTCAGGCGATCCCTGCTGGTACGACTGCAACACTTCCGATACTGATAGGGACCAACGGGGACACAAGACCGTTGATGGCTTATAACAACGAGCCTGTAACAGTCGCTAACCTAGCTGGTACAGGTATCTATGAAATCCATTATAACAAGTATACAAACGAATTGTATCTGGTAAATGGAGGATATAGACCGACTACTCCGACGGCTTCAACTTCGGAAGCGGTAGCAGCAAAAAGCAAGTAAAAATACGGGCTATCGTGTAATGCGGTAGCCCTATAAAATCAATCACTATGTTTCAATCGTTAAGAGCAAATAATCAGTTGTATATTCTTCATAAGGATTCGCATCCTTATATTGAAGTAGGATCAGTAGTAAGTGTTTCGGCCCCGAAACCCAAGTACCCTATGCCTACTCCTATTGGTCAAATTCCCCAGACGGAAATGGTTGTGGATATTGTAATTAACATAAACGGACAAAACACAACCTTTCAGAATCTTCCGGCAGGAGGAGACATTGCGGATTTTGGACAGAACGGTAATATTGTATTATCCTGTTCCCGTGATGCAATGAACTCGGAGGTCACATCTATGAAACAGAAAAGCATTGATATTCTGAACAGCATAGATTTTCATCAAAGCGTAATTACCGGCTGCGACAAGATGCTAACCGTTCTTAACCCGGAATTTGCCGAAAAGCAAAGACAGGAGCAGGAAATAGCATCATTAAAAGGCCAAATGTCCGAAATGAGCAAGAATATGGCGGACCTTATGGAAATGAATAAACGGCTGATGGAACAACTTGGAACGAAGGAGACATCTAAAAACAGTAAATAATATGGGAATGTGGACAATTAGAGAAGAGCATGATGGATATGATCGTGACTTCGGAATGAGAGGAAGAAACGAGGTTGAAGAAGCCTATCGTGAAGGCTGCCGTCATGGTTATGAAAAGGCTATGAGTGAAATGCGTGGCGGTGGAATGGGATTCCGTGATAATGGACGTTATGACGGTGACGGCATGAACGAACGTCGTATGCCTGGCTATTTCCCTGAATCCCCTATGTACGGAGATATGGGAGAGCGCAGACGCAGACGCTCAAACGGTGAGTTCTATTAATCGTATGAGGGGAGAAATCCCCTCTTATTCTAAAAAGCAATTAATTATGGGACAAAGACTAGATACGTATGACAAGATGCCGCCGGCAATGAAAAATTATCTGTCATTATACGGTTGGCACTTCTCTAAGAAGATGTGTGAATGGGCTGTTTCTAAAATGGAGGTTGAGAACAAGACTACCAAGCAGGAGGAAAAGCTCGTTCCGATCAAAAAGGAAGAGGTGGAGGAGCTTCTGAAGAAATACGGAATTAAACTGGAGAAAGACGCCGGGTACGATTGCGTATATGTAGCCAATATGGCGAAAGCTGATTATTATAAGAGTTCCATCATGGATGAAGCCCATCTGGCGTTATTTGTGAAGGATTATATAGATGATCCAGACGGATATGACGGACTTCCTTTTACCCGTTTCTATGCAGATTGCATCGGAAGCGGCACACCTATAATATGGGATGATATGCTCTGATTATGATAGTTCAGGATTTCTACATACCGAAATATGATTGGAGAGTTAGGGTGTATTATGCCGTAACGACTTACTGGACCAGTGAGATTCTGTGCGAACTTCACCGTATCGGTTGTAGAGGGGAGGATTTCAAACAAGCGTACAGAAACCTCTCTTCCGGGGCTCTCAATACCGGTCTTACTTATTCGGACTTTGAGGACCGTGAGACTGTTATGGTAATTGCTCTCACTTCTTCCCCGGGAGAGTTCCAAAACTCATGGGACCACGAAAAAGGGCACTTGTGCCGGCATATCTCACAGGTGTTCAATATTGATCCCTATGGGGAGGAAGCCCAATATCTTTCCGGCGAGGTAGGTCAGAAGATGTTCCCAATAGCGAAGAACTTCTTGTGTGAACATTGCAGGAAAAACTTATGTCGAAGATATTAAGGGGCATTTTGTTAGAAATATATGTAACAGGCGAAAATGAGAGAAAAAGACTACATAGATGATTTGATTTCACAGGCCGACGACCGGTATCACTCGGATTTCTGCCGGCTCCTGCTGGTGATGCTATGGAACGCCTAGAAAGGTGGTTGTATTGGCTGATTCCTCTTGCAATTATTGCAAGGGTTATATCTTTGTGTGTATAATTGATATTGTAACTTGATGAGTGTAAAACATATAAAATAATCTATTTTTTATTGCAATTTATCTTCTACCTTTTGCAGATACAAATTAAATTCATACATTTGCAGCACATGATTATGCCTTTGGCTTACGTTTGTCCCCCTCTTGATAATGGGCATGCCTAACCAAAGGCCATTTTTTTATTTTATGAAAACGCGTCCAAATACATCGTACACAGAAACCCCTATAAGAGTTGCCATATTAATTGATGGTGGGTATTTTATAAAACGCTATAATGCAATGTATAATAAGTCCGGCAAAAAGACAGCATTAACTATTGCCAATGATTTATATACTATATCCCATTCTCATGTAGGGAAAAATAATTATTTATATCGCATTTTTTATTATGATTGTGTACCATTCGCCAAAAAGATACATAATCCTGTCTCTAATAAATGCATAGACTTTTCTAAAACAGAAGAGGCTATCCGCAGAAGTGAGTTAATAAACGAACTTAAGAAAAAGAGAAAAGTCGCTCTGCGTCTAGGTAATATTAAGGAAGGCAAAAGATGGCTTTTCTATGATAACACAATGAGAAAATTATTAAAGAAAGAGATTTCTCTTGATGACATTAATGCGGATGACGTATATTATGAATTGCGTCAAAAGGGGATTGATATGAAAATTGGTGTTGACATCGCTTCTTTATCTTTAAAAGGTTTTGTAGATAAAATCGTTCTTATTTCTGGAGATTCAGATTTTGTCCCTGCTGCAAAATTGGCTAGACGTGAAGGGATTGATTTTGTTCTTGATCCTATGCATTGCGAACATATCGAAAATGATCTATATGAACATATTGATGGATTAAAAAGTATACCTTTATATCATCAGAAAGATGCAAAGAAAAAATAGCTCCTTTCCATTTATAACTGCCTCTTTTAAAATGGAATTGCCCGGTATACAACATGCCGGGCTTTTTTATATCCAAATGTTAAAGTTTGATATAATCGAAACTTTTCAGTCTTAAAAGTTTGATATTACAAAAACTATCTGTATCTTTGTAACATCAAAATAAGAGATAAGGTAATAAAAAATAAAAAAAAAATATGAAGACTTTAAACATCAACGAAATCGTAGAAGCAGCAAAAACAATCGCTAAAGAAAGAGGTGAAAACATCTTCTTCGGAGTAAGAGGGAATATCATCGAAGGCTGTCGCAATCGTAAGACTTCTGAAGAATACGAGTTTGATGTTGAGAATGAAGAGTCTATCTATGATAATACAAGAGATGAGGTTGCTACTTCTATTATCCTTGAAGCAATTGATTCATTAAAAGGTGATGATGAAGTTGTTGTTGAGTTTGAAGAGGCAGAAGAATCTGAATCAGTTGAAACATCAAATATTAATATTAATCCTTGCAATGAGTACTTCCTTCGTTTTACAGAAGACGCTGAAGGTGATCTGAGAAGAGGAACCTCTTTGTTTAAAACAGGCAGCATGGATAAAGCTGTAGAGCTTGCGGGTCTGTGTGGATTCTCAATCGACTTAGTAGGACTTTCTAAGTCAGAGATTGAGAGAAAGGTTGCCAGATATGCAAACATGTTTGCTTATTACTCTAAAGGATGTAAGGCTGTTATTTTTGAAGGTGAAACAATTGAGAATAACAAGAATGGAGAAGGTGTTGTATTCAAGCCTTACAGAATAGAAGGATTTGTAAAATTCTAAGATGTCGATAACTCTTAAGGCTAAATAATTATTAATCAGCAAATTATAAAATCATGAAAACAACAATAGAAAAAACAGTAGAAGGCTTTGAGAACGCGATAATCAGCGAGAATGAAGAAAGCTGGTTTGTTGACCTCCGTACAGGTTTGGGAGAGGCTGAATGTCCTAAATGCGACTTTACATTAGACCAAGCTATTGAAGATCAAATTAATTGGAAAATGGAATGATGATACGGGAAACAGTCAAAGAGGCAATGAAGCTCCGCAATGTCAAATCAAAGGATCTTGCGGAGCATGTAGAAGTAACAAAGAGTACCATGTCTTTGTTTCTTAATGGAAAAACAAACTTAGGACAAGAGAAGATTGAAAAGATTCTGGACTTTTTGGATATAAAGCTAGTAATAACTAAATAATATGGCGGAAGAAAACAAATACGATCAAGAATCGATCAGAGAGCTGCTCTCATGGGCGCAGAATACATTAAATAACAAGACCTACCCGGAAGGCGGACTAGTCCTGGACAAATGCATCAAAGTAATAGACTGCAAAAGTCATATAGAGGCAATGATCCAAATGATCTCTAAGAACTGGGAGAATCCGACGTTTTACCCTACTATTGATATGTTCCGGAAATTTAGAGCAAAATTGGAAGAAATATAATGCACATTTTTGTATATTTGCAGTGCTAACAATGAAATTACCAAAAGCAGAGGATACATCCTCTTTTGATCTATCCAGTTTTTGTGTAAAAAGGCAGCTTTTTAGGCTGCCTTTATGTTTTCATCAACATTATATCTGCTTTCATCTCTATATACTCTTTATATTTGCTTGGATTATTTATATAGTCAATAACTCTTTTAATAGCTATTTCCGCTTGCTTAAATCTCGTTTTAGCATAGTACCTGACAATGCCTCTGCTTTTATCTGAATGAGCAAGGCAGTAGTCTATCACATTGTCTGGTATTCCTAAGTCAAATGCGTATTGAGCAAATGACTTTCTGGCAGAATAAAATACAACTTTTTCCTTTATTCCTACCTCCTTTGCAAGCTCAGAAATAGACCTGCATATGTATCTTGAGAAATTGTGATAAGAAAACTTATATCCGAAATCCAATTTCTTTGTTTTGTTGTTTATCCATTTGTCTATTATTTCTTTTGCTGGATCAGTAATAGGAAGTAAGCAATGTTGTTCTGTTTCAGTTTTAAGCTTCGTTTTAATTCTTACATAATCTACTTTATCGCTAGTAAAACGAGTATTCATCAAATCTATTAAGTTCATTCCACCGAGATAAAAAGAAAGCATAAAAACATCCCTTGCCACAATATACTTTTTTTCTTTGGGATTACTATTTCTTATCATATTAAGGCTTTCTAAGGCTATATCTACTTCTTTAATTGGAGATTTAGGGATTTTCTTATAAGCAAACGGATGTATTTCGTATCTCACAGAACCAGAGTTTATATTTCTATTGATCACCGCTTTTATTTGAGACATCATCATTCCTATTGTTGTGTTCCCTATGTTTTTTTTCGTTTTCAGATATCTTGAGAATCCGTCAATAATATTGGGTGTTATATCTGACATGGGTATTTCTCCTCTTGTAAATTCTGTGAAGTATCTGCAGCTCCTTTCAATCAATACTGCATAACTTTCCCTACCTTCGGAATTTAGTTCATCTATAAATAAGGAGCACGCTTTTTGATATGTAATATTCTGTTTGTCTTTTATTTTTGAGTCAGAAACTAATATATCTTTGATTTGTTTGCAAGAATAAAGAGATTGATGTTTTATTTCATCAAGTTTATTCTGCATATCATTCATCATGTTTCTTAGTTTTGAATTTATAATTGAAGCATCCGGACGTTTTGTTACCTGTCCATCCTTAAATTGCGAAAGGTTGTCGATTATAAAACGTGTTACAATATAACATGTTTCCTTCTTATGACATACAGCTATTCTTATTTTATGCCTTCCGTCCTTTAAAACTTTTGCTTTGAAGATTGTAAGTTTAATAGTTGCCATAATAGATTAAAATTTAAAGGATAAGTTTTGGATAAGTTTTTTTGTCCACCACTGGACAATTTTTCCTTTTTTTTAATCTATAAATTGAAGATCTCGTAAATGAAAACGGAAACCTAAGTTATTAAATACAAGATAATTAATAGGTTCCCGTTTTAGAGCCGCTAGCCAGACTTGAACTG